CGCTTGTTTCCCTTACATTGTTAGGAAAAGTGTGCGTGGCAAAAACGTAACTGAGGAGTTTATTTATGCCAACTAACACCACAACTTATTCATTACAAAAGCCTACCGTTGGGGGAGATGAGGACGCCTGGGGTGGTTACATCAACAGCAACCTCGATGCGATTGATGATCTACTTGATGGCACAACCCCGGTAACTGGCATAGACATAAATAGCGGCGCAATTGACGGCACGGCTATTGGCGCAAACTCTGCAAGCACTGGTGCGTTTACAACCATCGTTGGCACAACGTTAAATCTAAGCACTGGCCTTGCAGCTAGCCTTGATACAAACGGGCAAGACATTGTTACGTCATCTAATGCAGATTTAGACCTAGCGCCAAATGGTACTGGGCGTGTTGTTGTAAAGGGTAATACAAACCAAGGCTCAATTGTACTTAACTGTGAAAACAACAGCCACGGCATAACAATACAGTCTGCACCGCACAGCGCATCTGCATCGTACACAGTTAAGTTACCTGATGCGCTAGGCACTACCAATGCAAGCGCCTTTGTCACAACAGACAGCAATGGTGTGGCTACGTTTGACAATGGCACGATTGAGGAAAGCACCTCTATAACATCTAGCTCTAATGCGGCTACGCTAAACCTACGCGATGGTAATGTGTTTGAGCACACGCTAACTGAGAATGTAACGTATACTTTCAGCAATCCAGCCGCATCTGGCAAGGTATCTAGTTTCGTTCTTAAGATAAAACAGGATGCTTCTGCCAGTGGTTACACGGTGACATTTCCAGCAAGTGTTGACTTTGTGGGTGGTACTGCACCTACGCTTACGGCTACGGCAAATGCGATTGATACGTTTGTGATATTCACAACAGACGGTGGCACAATCTACAATCTGTTGGTTGCTGGTCAGGATATTAAGTAATGAACATATCAACTAAATTATTAAAGGCAGCGGCTGGTCAGGTTGGTGGTGCTGGTCTCGATGTAGACGAGGTGTTCAGCACGTTTTTGTATGACGGAACTGGTTCTACACAAACAATCACCAATAATATTGACCTTAGTGGCGAAGGTGGTTTGGTTTGGATTAAACGCAGAGATGGTACTGAACACAATGATTTATATGATACAGTAAGAGGTGCTACAAAAGATTTACGAACAAATGCAACTAGCGCACAAGGCACTGAATCTAACGGTTTACAAGCATTTAATTCAAATGGTTTTACTGTTGGCGGTGATGGTTTAGTCGGTGTAAATGGTGGAGAATACGTCTCTTGGACATTTCGCAAAGCCCCAAAGTTTTTTGATGTTATCAGTATAGACGTTGCCGACCCTGAGCCAACAAGTGTGACTGTAAACCATAACTTAGGTCAGGAAGTAGGCATGGTAATTATGAAACCGTATCTACATACGTATCCTTGGTATGTGTGGCATAGAAGTATCGGCGCTAATTATTCTTTGGAATTAAATTCTACAGCAAATAAGTCATATGTTGGTGGTTCTGGGTTTAGCTCAACATCTACGACTATAACAATTCCGGGTGCCTTTGTACATTCGGGAAGTAATAACGGAAAGTGTATTCTATATTTATTCGCACACAACAATAATGACGGTGAGTTCGGCCCTGATAGTGACCAAGATATTATCAAGTGTGGGAGTTATACTGGTAATGGTTCTGCTGATGGCCCTGATATTAACTTAGGGTTTGAGCCTCAGTGGATTATCACAAAAGCTGCAAGTATATCAGGAGAAGATTGGAGAATTAAGGATGTAATGAGAGGGTGGCATCACAGAACCGATACTAGTGATTACAGTCAATCGCAAGACAGATCAGTGTATGCGAATGGTAATGCTGCTGAGGCAGGTAGACAGATGGGGCATCCAACTGCTACAGGTTTTAAACTAGATGCTAATGATGGCAGCTACAATCAAAATGGTGCTACCTACATATACATGGCAATACGCAGAGGCCCACTAGCTGCACCAGAGGATGCGACTAAGGTTTTTAGTGTTGCCACTTATTCTAGTAACGGTAACAGTAACATATTTAATACTGGTTTTGATGTTGATATGAATATTAACACAAGAACAGGTGCTACTCAAAAATATAATATTGCAAGATTATTAGGTGACGGATACCTTAAGACAAATACAAGTGGTGCAGAAACGAATGACCTAGATTATAAATTTTTTGATAATCAAAGTAATGTACTAGATATAAAAACTAGTTTTTGGGGTACTACAACTGATACTGTTAGTTGGTCTTGGAAGCGTGCACCCTCGTATTTCGATGTTACCACATGGACGGGCACAGGAAGCGCAAGAACCGTGCCGCATGGACTCACAGTTCCGCCAGAAATGATTTGGACGAAGCGTAGAAATGATTTATCAAATTGGATGGTGTATCATTCTGCTTTAGGTAACACTAAGGCCCTATATCTTGACTCAACAACAACTCCTAATACGTCAGCAAACTGGTGGAACAACACTTCTCCAACATCAAGTGTGTTTACTGTAGGAACAGATAGTTGGGTAAATTATTCAGGCTCAACCTACATAGCCTACCTTTTCGCTACCGTAGCAGGTGTATCCAAGGTGGGAAGCTATACTGGAAACTCAACTGACGGTAAACAAATAGACTGTGGATTTAGTAGTGGTGCTAGATTTGTATTAATTAAAAATACAACGGTTTCAAACACAAATTGGTTAGTCTTTGATACTGCTAGAGGTATTGTATCAGGAAATGATTCTGTTCTAGAACTAAACTCAACTGACGCACAAGTTACTAACACTGATTATGTAGACCCATATAGCTCTGGTTTTGAACTAACAGCAAATGCCCAAGTAAATTACAACGGAAGTACATATATCTTTTATGCTATTGCGTGAACCATAATCAAACTCATATGAAAGGATCAATCAATGGGTGAATACAGAGAAAGAACAACAGGCGAAGTTAAGAGCCAAGGCGAGTGGAGAGCAGCATTTCCTAACATGTCATTGCCTAGAGTATGGGGTGCTAATGTTTGTGACGCAATGAACATTGACCCAGTGCTGGCAAGTCCAGCCGCTACAACAAAAGCTTATGAAATAAGTGTACGTGATGGCGTTGAGCAAGACGCCAAAGGCAATTGGGTTGAGAAGTATGTAGCCAAAGATATGTTCGCTGACACTACGGATGACGATGGCAAGAAGACCACTAAAGCTGAACATGAGGCAGCGTATCAAGCTACGCTAGATGCTAACACTGCGGCAGGGCATAGAGCCACCAGAGATGCAAAGCTTGCCGAGACAGACTTCTACGCATTGTCAGACGTTACAATGTCGAGCGAAATGACCACGTATCGCCAAGCCTTGCGAGATATTACAGCGCATGAAAACTGGCCTAACTTGGAAGATGCTGACTGGCCTACCGCGCCGTAAATGTACAAGTACTAGATACTATGTTAATTTGTAGGTGTAACGAAAACGTGAGGCGTAATGGCACTTGTAGACCTTAAAATCCCACCCGGAGTATATCGAAACGGAACGGATTTGCAGGGCGAAGGTCGGTGGCGCGACGTCAACCTGGTGCGTTGGCATGACGGTCTTATGCGCCCGGTTGGTGGTTGGCGTAAGAAATCTACATCTGCCGCACCCAACAAACTACGAGGTATGCTTGCCTGGACGGACAATAGCAGCAACCGATACATTGCGTCTGGAACTTACAACAAGCTTTTTGCATACACCAACGCTGGCGTTAAGTATGACATTACGCCAGTGGGGTTAAGCGCGGGAAGAGAAGATGCGGCCGCGTTTACTGCTTATGGTAGCGGCTTCTATGGCACGCTTGCTTATGGCGTTGCAAGGCAAGACACGACAAACATACAACCCGCGACGGTGTGGAACCTACAACCTTGGGGTGAAAATTTGTTAGCTCAAAATGCCGACGATGGTAAGATCTACGAGTGGGCCTTAAACACAGGCACCCCTGCCGCACTACTAAGCAACGCACCAACCAATAACGAAGCTATTGTGGTTACCGAGGAGCGATTTGTTTTTGCGTTGGGCGCAGGCGGTAATCCTCGAAAGGTTCAGTGGTCAGACCGAGAAGATAACAACACTTGGACGCCTGCCGCAACAAATGAAGCTGGAGACTTAGAGCTTGCGACTACCGGGACAATTATGGCTGGCGTAAACGTGCGTGGTGGCACTTTAATTTTGACTAGCAGAGACAGTTTTTTTTCCGTCTATCAAGGGCCACCCTATGTTTATGGCATAGAAAAAGTTGGCACTGCTTGCGGTTTGGCGTCTACGCTAGGATGTGTCGTGGTAGATCAAGGCGCGGTGTGGATGGGGGTTAACTCATTCTTTGCTTACAATGGTAGCTCAGTTGCCGAGCTAAACAGCGAAGTGTCTGACTATGTATTTAATGACATTAATAAAGCACAGATTAGCAAAGTGTTTGGCGTGTCTAACAGCTTGTATAACGAGATTTGGTGGTACTACCCTAGTTCTGGCTCTACAGAAAATGATCGATACGTCGTGTATAACTACAGCGAAAACACCTGGTACATTGGTGACTTAGATCGCACGGCAGGCGCAGACCGAGGCGCGTTTAGGCAGCCTATGCTTGCAGATGCTAGCGACATGTACATCTACGAACATGAGGTCGGGTTTGATTATTCTGGGCTAACGCCTTTTGCTGAAACTGGACCGTTTCGCATTGGCACTGGCGAAAATGTTGTAAGCGTTACGGGGCTTATACCAGATGAAAAAAACCTAGGCGATGTAAACGCAACTTTTAAAGCAAGGTTTTTCCCGACGGGGACAGAGCGCAGTTACGGCCCCTTCTCACTAACTAACCCTACAAGCGTTCGTTTTACCGGGAGGCAGTTGCGATTGCGCGTTGAAGGGCAAAAGTTAACCGATTGGCGTGTGGGCATAAATAGGGTTAACGCAGTTTCCGGAGGGCAAAGATGACGCAATACGCAGCGCCGGAACCTTACGGTGGCGATTGGAAAGATTGGGCACGTAGATTAAACGTGTTTCTAAATCGCACGCAGTCTGCATTGGTACAGCAAACAGGCGGCGAGACTGCCAAGGAAGATGGTTACCTGATGTTTGATCGAAGCACGGTCAAGCCAGTGATTAGTCAATCCGGCGCTTACAAAGAGGTCGTCGTTAAGCAAAGCGTCCCGGCTAGTAGCGTCGGCGCGTCGGGTGATACCGCTGGGCTTATTAGCTGGGACACAAATTACATTTATGTTTGCACCGCCAGCCACGACGGCAGCTCAAACATCTGGAAGCGTGTCGCGCTGTCTGGAGGTGCGTTTTGACTAGTCCCCAATTTCACCCAGAGTTTGAAAGATGCCGGAAACATATAGAGGCTGCCCTGGAGTATACGGGGGGCACGCACGACATTATAGATATTTACGAGGGGCTCTACAAAGGAACCATGCAATTATGGCCTGCCAAGGATAGCTGTCTGGTCACTGAGATCATAAAATATCCAAAGAAAAAGGTGCTCAATGTTTTCCTTGGTGGTGGCGATCTCACGGAAATTTTGAGCATGCACGACGATGTAATAAGTTGGGCAAAACAACAGGGCTGCACGGCGTTAAATATGACCGGGCGCTTTGGATGGAAAAAACCATTAGCGAAACACGGGTGGAAACCAATGCACACAAGCTATGTGAAGGAGATTTAGGATGGGTAAAGGCGGGTCAACTACAAGCGTAGAAATACCAGCATATATAGAGGACGCCGCAAAGCGTAACTTAACACGCGCCGACAGAATAAGTGCACTCGGATCGGTGCCGCTGTCATACGGCCCTACCGTCGCAGCGTTTACGCCTATGCAACAATCGTCATTTACTAACACCGCAAACTTAGCTAATGCCTTTGGTTTAGCATCTCCGCAAGGTTTAGATATTTCTGGCGGCATGGGATCACCTTCAACTTATGCTAACGGCATAACTGCTTACAGCGCCGCCCCGTTATACGACCAAACATTAAGGGCGTTTGGAGCTGCGCGTCCCGGTCAAAAGTCATACATAGACAGTTTTTTTATTGATCCTTTTACTGGCGCGGTAGGTAGTAACGTTTTGCCGTTTACTGATTACACGACTTACACAAATATGACAGATGATACGACAACTGGCGGCGGTGGCGGCGGTGGCGGTGGCGGCGGTGGCGGCGGTAGCTCTACTACCTCCACAAACGTAATATCTACTGTGCCAGATGATATAAAAACAGGCAACTTTTACCAAGACAATCAGTTATACAATCCAGATATAAATTACGATGATGCTTTTGTTGCAAGTAATAATCAAATCGTTGGTGTGCTAGATCCAACTGACGCGAGTTTGCAAGTTGTCCAAGATGCTTACGGAATTGATCCAAGCTTTTACACAGACAGCCCTATTTACTCTGCGTCTGATTTCCAAGTTGGATCGTCCGCGACCGGGACTGATTTTACGCCTTATGTAGTAGACAATGACAACGACAACTCAAGAAACAATGCCGCCACAAACCAATTCGGTTCGACCGTCTCTGTCGGGTATGGTGTCGGTCAAGTTGACCCGGGGTTAGCTGCAGCGGCGGGGTATAGCAACGCCCCTCCCCCTGGCATGGTCGGGAATACTAGTTCTGGCTCTAACTCATTTGCGCAAAACATGGCAAACTTAGCTACGCCGAACGACGGCACGTCTTACGTTGATGGAAAGTTAACATATGACAGTGACAACGACAGCGGCGGCGGTTCAAGCGGCTCAAGCAGTAGCGACGACGATTGCGTCATTGCAACCCACGCCGTGGCTGCTGGTGGTTTTACCCCGCAAATGAAGCGCGAGGCCGTCGTGTGGTGCATGCACAAATTACATAACCGCTGGTGGGGTGAGGCGGTGCGCCGGGGCTATCGGTACCTTGGCAGACAAAAGATTGAGCAAGGCAAGGCGCGTGAGCATTACGCTGAGTTTAAGCGTTACATTGATTTTGCTTCCGGCAAGCGTCGAGACGTGCGTGGCGCTGTAACATTTTTATGGAGGACGGCGCAGTTTTTCGCTGTCGGTTTAATTAAGAGGAACGCATAATGGCAGGCAGTGGACAAAAAGGCGGCGGTGCTATCGTCCCAATACAAAATCAACAAAACCCGTACCAACCCTTTAACGCCAACCAGGCCGCCGCTACGGGCCTGCAAAACGCCCTAGGCGCAACCCAACAGGCTGTCGCGGGTCCGCTTAATGTGGGGGCTTACATGAACCCCTACACGCAACAAGTTATCGACACCACGCAGGCAGACATTGAGCGCCAACGCCAGATGGCAATAAACAATATGGGAGCCGCCGCAACCCGAGCTAATGCTTTTGGGGGATCTCGCCAGGGCGTCGCCGAGGGCGTGACTAACGCTGAGTTTGGTAGAGTTGCCGGAAATCTAATTGCTCCGATGCGTGCGGATGCGTATAACAGATCGCTTAACGCGGCAATGACCGACAGAAGCCAGCGACTAAACGCGGCAAACCAACTTGGCGGGTTGGCTAACCAGGCGTTTACGACTGGCAGAACAATTAACCAAGATTTAGCTGCCCAGGGGCTAATGCAACAAGGATTGCAGCAAGCGTTGATAGATACAGCAAGGCAAGACTTTGCAAGGTACGCGTCATCCCCGACAGACAGTCTGAGTGCGCCGCTGGCGGCTTTGGGAGCTGCGCCGACACCGCAATCGCAAACAACAACCCAGAATCCCGGCATACTAGGCACGCTGGGCGCGTTGAAATATATTGGCTTATTTTAAGGTTAATTAATGCTTAATTTAAACAACAGAGACTTACTAGCTCGCACGCTTGAAGCTGAAGCTGGAGATCAAGGCTCCGGCGGAATGCTTGCGGCTGGCTCTGTTATAATGAACCGCTTGAAAAACCCCGCCTACGGAAGCGAGCTGCAAAGTGTTATTTTGCAGCCTGGTCAGTTTTCTGCGTGGAATAGCTACACCGGGTATGAGGGCGGCTTGGGCGGTATTAATATGTTTACTATTACGCCCAGCTCAACTGCCTTTGAGGTCGCTGATCAGTTGCTGGCTGGTACCTATGAAGACCCAACGGGTGGCGCAATGCATTACTACAACCCAGAAAAATCAAATCCTATCTGGGGTCAGCGCAGCGGCGGCACATGGAAAAAAATAGGCGATCACATTTTTGGATTTCCTGGAAACACAGATCAGAACAGGAGTGAAAACATGATTACAGACGAAAGCCTTAACAATCAAAATTCTAACGCCGCACCTTTTATAGGTACAGTGCAAGCGGGAACAACCAACACACCACCGCGTCGCGGTCTATTTGATTTTCTTGGTAAGGCTGTTGGCGGCACGTTTAGCGGTCTAAAGGGCGCGTTGAGTGGTGACGACCCAGACAAGTCAGATCGATTAGCTATTGCGCTTATGTCTTTGTCAGGCAATCCTAACCAGCTTAGGCCTCTCATGCAAATGGCGGCGAGCGACATACAAGAACGAAAAGAGCAAAGCTTACTCAATAAAGGTAAAAATCAAACAGTCGAATATCTTACAAAATTAGCAAACGAAGGCGACGCAGCGGCAGCGAGCGCCCTGCAATTAGTAGAGCCAGCGGGTGCGGCAAACGCCTTAACTACTTACATAAATGCAACGAGCACAAACGCTGCAAATAAAACCGGGGCTAATACCAAAACTTATCCCAATGGTTTAACTATCAGCGTATTCCAAGACGGTTCCAAACGCGTATCAAGCCCGGACGGTACAATTTTAGAAGGGCCAGCGGCAACTGAAGCCATTCAAGCTGCACAAGCGGATGAACTCAGGCAAGCAGAATTAACCGAATTCAAAACAAAATCAGCAGCAGCAAAAGCTGGGATGGTACAGTCAACCGTCAATAACATTTTAAATGTTGATAGCTCTCTACGCAATATGGCGCGAGCTAAAAATGCTTTACGCACGGCGATTGCAAACGGTCAAAATATTACTGGCCTTGTAACTCAATTTTTTCCAGATGTATCAGTGGAAGCTGCCGAATTGAGAAACGCCCGAAACGCACTTGGCTTAGACGTCGTTGGGTCAGTTACATTTGGTGCGTTGTCGAAGGGCGAGTTGGACTTAGCATTATCTCAAGGGCTGCCGTTAGGTCTTAATGAACCGCAACTATTGGAATTTATAGAGCGGCGCGAAGCTGCAATGAGAAAATATCGGCAATCATTGATGGAGGCTGCACGCATCTACGCAGATCCCGATCAAAATTTTCAAGATTATTTAAAGTCATTAGAAAAAGTCGAAATAACAAACCCATACAATCAAACACCTGACGACGAGTTGGAGCAATTATATATTCAAGTTATGTCTGGCACGTCAAACATCTCAGTTAAAAATCGTCAATTCATTGTAGATGAAGTTGATAGGAGGGCGGAGCTATGAGCACTGACACAGGCGAACGCTTTAGAAATTTAAAAAATTCTACTGGCGGTGCGAATAAGACAAAGCGTGTGCCAGACGATTACGAGCCAACTACAATGACAAAACTTAAAACGGTTTTGCAGGGTTTAAGTTTTGGCAGCTCAGACGAAATAGAGGCGTTCGTAAGGTCGTTAGGTAAGGAAGATTACGACACGGTGCTACAAGCAATCAGAAACGATTTAAGCATGTTTCGAGAGGCAAACCCGTTGCAGGCGTTGGCCCTGGAAACTGGCGGCGCGGCCACGTCTGCTATTCTGACAGCTCCAGTTACGGGCGGTGCGTCGGTCCCAGCATCTTTGGCTCGTATGATAGGCGTAGGCGCGGCTGAGGGCGGCGCGTATGCCTTTAACACTGGCGAGGGAGGCTTCCAAGATAGAATATCCCGCGTCCCTGCCGGGGCTGCCACGGGAGCTGTTGTGAACCCGACTGCAAGCGTTGCTCTTAGAAAAAGTGGAGATGGATTAAAAGCGTTAGTCCGGTCAGCTCGCAACCTGGTTGGTCGTCGAGGCTCCACCATCGTTAATAACGAAATACAACGCCTGGTGAACAAGTTGCAAAAAACACCAGAGGAAATCGTCCAAGACATAATTGACGGCAGAATTTTAGTTGAAAACAAAACACTTGCGGCAGCCGTCAAGGCGTTACGGGCGCAGGGCGGCGAGGCTGGTGATTTAATAAACACCACCCTCACAAACCGCCCCGCGCAAACTAGGCAACGAGCGGCCAGTGCTCTTGATGAGGCGTTAGGCGGCGACGGTCAATTGCAGATAGCAAGAAATCAAGCAAACAGGCAGGCCGTCCGCGAGGCTGAAAACGTGGCTTACGCACCATTTAAAACTGGTGAAGTGAACGACGAGGTTTTTAATGAGTTAAAACTGGCATTGGAGGCTGTCCCGGCCGCCAGAAAATCATTAATGGAGAAATTCCAAACAAGGGTAAACGATCCTGACTACACGCCATTATTTGAAATGAAAGATGGCAGTCTTAATTTTTTACGCAGGCCAAACCCAGAGGAAGCTGAGGTCGTTAGGCGCAGTTTAGACGCGGCGGCAAGTAAAAAGTTTGCCAAGCCCGGCGGCGGTTTTGTTGGCTCAGACATTGCTGAAATTGCAACCAATGTACGCTCTTCAATTGACGCAAACATACCAGACCTAGCGTCAGCAAGGACGCAAGCTAGGTTAGCTAGGGATAACTTTGACGCGTTTGACGCCGGGCGAAAAGCCTTTACTGGCAGCGCCGACGAGAAAATTTTACAATTACAAGATTTATTCGCAACCGGGAACCAAGACGCAATTAACGCGTTTAGGTCTGGCATGCTATCGTCAATCCAGGCAAGATTGAAGAGTGGCAACCGGGCGAGCTTTATTAAAAATTTAGGTGACGATGAGCTGGGCATGAATGAGCTGCTACGCATGGCCTTGCCGGATGAAACAATAGACAGCGTTATGAAAAAGCTTGATATTGCAACCGAGAGTAATGCCGCCAAATCTGCAATTATGGACAGGACAAACACCGCTGAGGCTTTGATAGAAAGTCAAAACTTTGGATCTAGGCTTGGCGCAAACACCTTAATGCAATTGCAAATGGGTGACCCCAGGGCGCTGGGTGACGTGGCTCGCAGCATTGTAAAATTGTTTGGCCGTGATCTAACGGACGCAGAAAACCTACGCATTGCTAGAATTTTAGTAAGTGAAGACCCAGATTTAGTAAGAGCCGCAGTCACAGACACGGGCGCATTAAAACGCTTAGAGGACGTGGTAAACGGCCTTATCAACTTATCAACAAGCGCAGCTCGGGGAGCGGTAGTGCTTCCGACCTCACGTATGGCGGCTGATGAAACAGGCAGTAATTTATCCGGCGTATTAGACCGAGCATTGGGAGCCCAATAATGCAAATAAAACCAAAAAGCAGAGAAGAAATCCAAGGCATTGTGACTGACGCCATACAAAACGCGGTGGATTTTGTGGAAAGCGAAATTACCGACATTAGGATTAAAAGCCAACGATATATGGACGGCGAGGTGGACATAGGTTTTGAGCCAGGGAGATCCAAAGTAACAAGCACGAAGGTTCGGGACACAATTAGAGCCGTCAAACCCAGCATAATGCGGGTGTTTTTAAGCACCAGCAAACCCGTTGAGTATGTGCCAAAGGGCCCGGAAGACGTTGCAATGGCCGAGCAAGCAACAGACTACATGCACCACGAGTTTACCCGGCTAGACGGCTACAAGCTGCTAAGTGAGGCAATCCACGACGCCTTAGTTAAAAAGCAAGGCATTTTAAAAGCTTTCTATAGAGATTACCCGGAAGTAAAAATTTATACGTTTACTGAGCTAAGTGAGGACGAGCTTAATTTATTAACAAACGACGACAACGTAAACGTGCTTGAGCAAAGCATGGAAATGAAGATGGAAATGGACGAGTTCGGTATGGATATTGAAGCGCCCGTTTTCAGCGTCAAAATTGCACGCACTGAGATGATGGGCGAGTTGTGCGTCGAGAGCGTCCCTCCGGAGGAGCTGTTTGTTAATCGTGACGCAAAGACAATGCAAGACGCGTATGTCGTCGCCCACCGCACCGAAATGCGAGCTGGCGATGTTATCGCGATGGGGTTTGACCCAGAGATAATAACTGAGCTTGATGGCTACTCCAGCGGCTCTGACATGACAGATGCTGAAAAGTTTACTCGCACGGGATACGACGACGATCTAGACGACGAAAACACGCAAGATCCGACAATGCGTATGATTGTTATCACTGAAGCGTACATGCGCATAGATATAGACGGCTCCGGCGTGCCCGTCCTACACAAGTTTTTGTGTGGCGGCACAAAATACAAACTGTTAGATTTTGAGCCTTGCGACGAGGTGCCACTGGTTAAGCTGGAGGTCGATCCAGAGCCGCATTCGTTTTACGGTAACTCAGTCGCTGAAATGCTTTGCGAAGACCAGGACGCCGCTACAGCGATCCTACGGGGCATTTTAGATAATGTGGCGCTGTCTAATTCTCCCCGCCTGGCGTTCCAGGAAGGCAGCGTTAACATTGAAGATTTGATGAACAACGAAATAGGCGGCCTGGTAAGAATGAGGCAGCCTGGTGCAATCCAGGACTTATCAGTGCCGTTTACTGCCGGGCAGACGTTAACGGCGCTCAACTACATGGACAAGATGGTAGAGCAAAAAACAGGCGTTACGCAAAACATAGCGTTGAACCCGGACATGTTGCAGTCCACGACTAAGGCGGCCGTTACGGCGTCCGTAGAAGCGGCAGCGGGTCAGGTCGAGGTAATGGTAAGAAATCTAGCTGACGGGCTTAAAGATCTGTTTAGGCTTATGCTGCGCATCGTACATAAGAACGTAGACGAGGAGCGCATGGTGCGTTTAAACGGCATGTTTGTGCCCGTAGACCCCCGGGTGTGGGACACAAGCATGGACGTAAGCGTAAACGTAGGATTAGGCACCGGGCGCGAGGATGAGCGCGTGGCAGCCCTCCAGCAAGCGTTGCAACTACAAACACAGATTTATCAGCAATACGGCCCCATGAACGGCCTAGTAAGCCTGACAAACATTAGAAACACCCTAACTGACATGTTGGCTACTGCCGGGGTGCGTAATTCTGACAGATACTTTGCGCCGATTAACCAGGACATAGAAGCGCAAATGCTACAGATGCAACAACAACAGCAAGCGCAACTGGCACAAAACCAGCCAGATCCAAACGCGGCATACCTTCAAGCTGAGGCTATTAAGGCGCAAGGCAAGATGCAATCCGACATGATGAAACTGCAATTAGAGGCGCAAAAAGCAGCCGCAGAGGATGATTTAAAACGTGATCAAATGGCGCAAGATCTGCTTGTAGATACAGCAAAACTTGCTGGTCAGTACGGAACTGCGGTAGATGTAGCAAGAGTAAAAGCAGAACAGGATAAAGTTAGAACTGTCGCAGGGATAGCCCAAGGACAATGAGCGTTGTAGATATAACAGTAGCGGCCCAAGAGGCCCACCGATTAAAAAATGACACTGCATTTCAGCAGTTCATTCAAGACGTCCGCGAACAACAAAAAGAAGTTTTCGCGACGAGCGGAGCCAAGGACATCGAGGCCCGTGAAGAGGCGCACGCAATTATTCGTGCATTAGAAGCAATTGAAATCAACCTTGACGCCGCTATTGGGGCAGAGAGATTTCTAAAAGAAAGGAACTAGCACCGTGCAAGATGCGACTAGTGATATAATGTCTGCCGTCGAGCAGATCATTCAAGTACCAGATACTAATGCAGACAATGCACAAGTATCAGATACTCCGTCTGAAGATCCAAAAGCTAATGACCCGGCACCAGAGCCAACTCAAGAACTTGAGAGCACTGACCAGGCTGAAGTTGAGGAGCAAGAAGACGACACGTCCGACGACCTAGGGTTAGAGGACGATTTTGATGACATAGATTTAGCCGAGAATGTTTCTGAGTCAGACACGCTCATCCCCGTTAAAATTAACGGCAAAGAAGAGCGATGGACACTAGATCAGCTTAAACAGAGTGCGGCGGGTCAGGGTTACATCAACCAACGAATGCAAGAAGTTGCGAAATTGGAAAAAACTTACAAGGCGCAATCTCAAGCATTAGCCCAGCAGCAAGCCCAAGTGCAGGCGTTCGTTCAGAACATCCAGCAAACAGGCATGGAACCACCAGCAGCTCCAGATCAATCTGATTTTCAAAATGACCCCATCGGGTACATGGAGCGTAAAATGCAGTATGATGAAGCCAAAAAGGCTTACGACACCAAGGTGCAGCAAGTGCAGCAAATGCAGCAACAGCAAGCCGCCCTGCGAGAACAGCAAGTTAAAGAGTTTACTCAGCAACAGGCTAAGTTACTCGCGGAGCGTCTCCCGGCAATTGTGGACCCCAAAAAGGGTGAAGCAATTAAAAAGGGCATCGTGGAAACAAGCGATTATTATGGCTTCACTGAGCAAGAAATCGGCAGCGTAACGGACCATCGTTATATTTTGGCGATGTACGACGCGATGCGTTACCGAAAGCTAGTGGAGAAACGTGGCAAAGCCACCTCCAAAACGGAGAGCTTGCCTAATGTCACGTCTGGCGCGAAAAAACGTCCAAACGAGGGTAAAACTGCGGCTCGCAAAAAAGCAGAAGCACGCTTTAAAAAAACCGGGTCGGTCGAAGATGCGATCAACCTAATTTTAAAATAAATCAGTCATTGAAAGGATAAAATCATGACTCAACCGACAAATACGTTCGATTCGTACGATTACGCAAATAGTATAGCGGAGGACATATCCGACGTTATCTACAACATAACTCCGTTTGAAACTCCATTTATGACGCGCACGCCAAAAACATCGGCGTCAAGCACGTTACATGAATGGCTTACATCGTCTCTACGCGCCAGTACGACAAATGCGCATATTGAGGGAGACGATACGACGGCAGAAAGTAGAACCCAAGAGTCCAGATTATCAAATCGAACTCAAATTTTCAAAAATGCCGTGACCATCGCCGATACTGACGCAGGCCTTAATAATATAGGCAAAGCGCGTCAGATGGCATATCAATTGGTCAACGTTGCACGCGAGCAAAAGCTTAAATTACATTGAGCCTCTGTAGGGAAACTTATGAGAGATAATCGCGTGAATTGCTGGAAAGCTAAGATGGAAAGAGCAGCCATTATGCCAATCAGCAGCCAAGCCAGCCAGGGATGGTTGGAAGGTTCAGAGACTAGGTCATGGAGACTAGAACAGTCAGTAAAGGCCCACGAGTGCGCGACACCTTAACGAGAAAGACGAAGGTGAAGATATAGTCCGACACTCCACGGAAACGCGGAGAGAGTAGATAAAGAGCTACTCATTAACTGAATGGATATTGAAAAGGCTCTTTTTGCGAATAACGCAAAAGTGACCGGGAACTCTAGCACCGCTCGCGAGCTTGCCGGAGCGCCAACTTGGTTGATTACCAACGTGGATTTTCAGTCTGGTAACTCAGGCGCAAACCCAACTGGTGACGGGTCGGATGCGAGAACGGATGACGGCACTGCGACAGCGTTTACGCAAACTAAGTTCGATGCAGTCATGCAGTCAATTTGGGAAAATGGTGGAACGCCAGATACTTGCTACCTCAGCGCGTTTCAAATGACCAAGGCGTTGTCATTTACTGGTAATAACAACCAGCGTGCAAACGTCGTGGCAGACGATGAGCGCGTGGTAAACTCGTTGTCAGTCTACCTAACGCCGTGGGGCCAGGTGGCTTTCCAACCAGCGCGTGAGAACCGCTCAAGAGACGTTTTCATAATGCAAGATGACATGTGGGAAATCGCAACATTGCGACCAACCAAAAATGTTGCATTGGCGAAAACAGGCGACTCTGAGAAGCGTCAAATCACGACTGAGCTGACCCTCGTTTGTAAAAACGAGAAAGCGTCAGGCATCATCGCAGACAACACGACGTCATAACAATTGTTGGGGGTGGGAAACTGCCCCCAATATACAATAACCAGATACTACTGGAGGTATTATGAGAGTAAGATTAAAAGCAAGGCGAATGGCTACGTCGAAGGGTTTTGTCGGCCAAGATGAAATCGTTGATTTACCTGACGCAGAAGTAAAAAAAATCATGGTTTTGCAACCGCACATTGTAGAG